CACCAGCACCAGCGCCAGCACCAGCGCCAGCACCAGCACCAGCACCAGCGCCAGCACCAGCGCCAGCACCAGCACCAGCACCAGCGCCAGCACCAGCGCCAGCACCAGCACCAGCGCCAGCACCAGCGCCAGCACCAGCACCAGCACCAGCGCCAGCTAACGAAGCGGCGTTATCCGTTGCGGAACTGACCGCGCAATTTACTGGACCAGTGCCGACAGCCGCCGAGGTGATGACATGGGCCGCGCAGCAAATGGGAAGCAAAAAACTCGATTTTGACTTTGCAAACAAATGCGCGGGCGAATTGGGGTTAACAGATATGTCGGCGCTGATCATGCGTCCAGATCTGATCCCGGCGTTTTGTGTGAAAGTTGGCTATGCGAATCAAAGCCAGTAATGCCGCGCTGTGGTCCGTTTGCGCTGCCGCACCGAGGGCGCAAGCGATCATACTGCCAGAACTGCACCGCGACGAAGACCACACCCGCGAAGGTTTGGCGGCACACTGGGCAGCGGCGGAAGTGATGCGCGGGCAGCCGATTGCTGACGGACAAGTGACCCCGCAAGGCGTTGTATTGACCGATGATATTTTGACGCCCGTTAATGCTTACGTGGCGGCGTTGTTGAATATCGCCCCGCGTGAGTTTTGGGAAATCGAAAAGTCGAGCGTGTCGCAGTACGTTTTACCGGGTCAACAGATTATTCCTGACGCAAGCGTTATTGCCGAAGATGGTCGGGTTTGGGTTGTTGATTTTAAATTCGGTCATCGTCCGGTCAATGTGTACAAAAACCCGGCGATCACGATATACGCCGCCGAGGTTTTGGGATGTGTTCCGGATGTGACGCCCATAAGTCTGGTTATTTTCCAGCCAAGCGACCACGTCAGCGGTGAGGGTCCGCTGAAAATATGGGATACAACAGCGGGCGAGATTTTCCGGGACGCAGCAGAGTTGCGCCGACGTGCGGAAATCGCGGCGTCAGACAGTCCGCCGTTTCGCCCCGGAGGTCATTGCATCGACTGCGCGGCGCGACATGGTTGTAAGGCACTTGGCGAACGTGTCGCGGCCGGAATGGATCTGGCGGCATGGGAAGCCCCGCAAGGGTTGACCGATGACGATGCGGCAAAGCTGCATTCTGAACTGTTGACGTTTATTGAAATGATGAACGCTCGCCGTGACGGATACAAAGCCCAGATCGAACACAGTTTAAGATGCGGTAAAAGGGTTTCGGGCTGGACGCTTGAAAGCCGGGCGGGTCGCGAGTCGTGGACGATCCCGCCGGAAGTAGTGGAAAACTTGGGAAAAATGTTCGGGCTGTCCGGGCTCGTATCATTAAAAGCGGTCACACCCAAACAGGCGGCAGATAAAGGCTTGCCTGCCGAAGTGATCAAAACAAACGTTACCCGGACAACGTCACTAGAAGCCGTCCCGGTGAACTTTGACAAACTTAAAAAACTCATTATTGATTGAAAGGTAATATCATGGCAAGTCAAGCAACACGTCTGCGTTTCCCTGTCGGCCGTCTGGTGGCGGGCTCGCTTTACTCCGGATCTGACAAAGATCAGGACGGAAATCAAAAGCTGTTTAAGAGTGGGCCGGACGCGGGCAAACCGCGTATCGATTACTGGTTTTGCGTAGCGATCCCGAAAGACGGTCGCGACTGGAAACAGACCGAATGGGGCGTTGTGCTGCAGCAGGTCGCACAGGCAGCACACCCGAACGCATGGCAACATTCGGCATACAGTTATAAGGTCATTGACGGTGACAGCCGTGAAAAAGGATTGCAGGCGAAACGCGCTCCGGCCGAATACGAAGGCTATCCGGGTAACTGGGTGGTGCGTTTCAGTGCAACATACGCGCCGACAGTTTGCGCCGTAGCCGAACTGAACGGCAAGCCGTCAGTCGTCGAACTGAACGAAAAAGACCGCGTAAAACCGGGCTATTATGTCCGCGTCGTGGCTGACGTTGCAGGTAATGACGGCGCGAAACCGGGCATTTATTTGAATCCGAAGGCGGTTGTTTTTGTTGCCGAGGGCGATGTAATTAATATCGGTCTGGATTTAAACAGCCTCGGTCTGGTTGATGATCTGGCCGGGATGCAATTGCCGCCCGGCGCTCGCCCGGTTACGGCCGCAAGTCTCGCCGATGTGGATATGAGCGCCCCGAAACTGCCCGGCGCTCCGATGGTTCCGGGTGGCGTGGTTGCCTCGGTATTCACAATGACGCCGAAAGCTGGCGCTTTTACTCGCGAACAATACCACGCTCAGGGCTGGACAGACGACGCGCTGATCGCTGCGGGCATGATGACGAAGACCACGCCAGCACCAGCGCCTGTAGCACCAGCACCTGCACCTGCACCTGCACCTGCACCTGCACCTGTACCTGTACCTGAATTCACAATGACCGCTGCGGCTGGCACTTTCACCCGAGAGCAATACCACGCGGGCGGCTGGACAGACGACGCGCTGATCGCAGCGGGCATGATGACAGCACCTGCACCTGCACCTGCACCAGCACCTGCACCTGCACCTGCACCTGCACCAGCACCTGCACCAGCACCAGCACCTGCACCTGCACCTGCACCAGCACCTGCACCTGCACCTGCACCTGCACCTGCACCTGCACCAGCACCTGCACCAGCACCAGCACCTGCACCTGCACCTGCACCTGCACCAGCACCTGCACCAGCACCTGCACCTGCACCGCTGGCGGCGATGACAGCACCTGTCCCGCCTGCAGCACCTGCGGCGCGCGTGATGACACCCGCAGCAAACGGCGTATCTTACGACGCATACAAGGCGCAAGGCTGGACAGACGAGCAATTGATCGCGTCCGGTCTGATGTTGGCATAACTTAAACTTAAGGCCGGGGAAACCCGGCCATTTAAATATGACTTTCGCCTATTTCGATACTGAATGTTATAAAAATTACTGGTTGTTTAAAATACGTCCGGAGGGCATGCCGACGTTCGCGATAGAGATTAGAAACGGTCAAGCGTTATCCGATCGGCAAGCGGAACTATTGAAAAACCTGTTAGAAAAATACACCTGTATCAGTTTCAACGGCCGCAATTATGACGAGCCTATGAACCTTGCGGCGCTTCTGCGATACAACACGGAGGCGCTAAAAACACAAACCGATATGATTATTTCTCGCGGGCTTAAACCGTGGGAATTGAACCTGCCGCGCGGCTGGCGTATTCGTGACCACATTGATTTGATTGAAGTCGCACCCGGCGCGGCTGGCCTGAAACAGTACGGCGCGCGCATTCACAGTAAAAAAATTCAGGATCTGCCATATCCGCCGGAATCGATCCTTACACCAGAACAGATGGCGGAAACGTCGCTATATTGTGACAACGATTTAGACTTATTAGAAGATCTGCATAACGCGCTGAAAAAGCATATCCGGCTGCGCGAATATTTCGGCAACAAATACGGTATCGACCTGCGCAGCAAGTCTGATGCTCAGATGGCCGAGGCGATCATTAAACGCCGTTGTGAGCAAATGCTCGGACGCAAGATCGTAAAACCGCCGATAAACTGGAATTTACGTTTTCAGTGCAACGTGCCGGAATACATCACTTTCCAATTACCACAATTACGCGCGGCGCTTGATGCTGTGCGGGCGTCCGTGTTCACAATCGGCGCGAATGGCAAAATCCAAATGCCGCCGCAGTTGGATAATCTCGACGTGGTTATCGGTTCGACCGTGTATCGAATGGGTCTTGGTGGCATTCACAGTCAAGAAAAGCGGCTCGCCGTCGTCAGTGACGCTGATTATCTGCTGCGTATGCCTGACGTTGCCAGTTATTACCCGGCGTTAATTTTGAACTCTGGAAAGTACCCGCTCGCGCTCGGTGAGGCATTCCGCACAATTTACGCCGACATTCGCCGGGAACGCCTGCATGCGAAAGGCGAAGTTGGCAGAATGAAAAAAGCCGGGCAAAAAAGCGGCGATTACTGGGATGACATGAACGCCGCGAACGACGGCGGCAAGATTATGATTAATGGTACTTTCGGCAAAACGTCGGAAATCCATTCGTGCCTGTTTGCTCCTGAAATGTTTATTGATACGACCATTCCGGGGCAATTATCCATTCTCATGCTGATTGAATGGTTAGAGTTGTCTAATATCCCTGTCGTGTCTGCGAATACTGACGGTATCGTTATCAAATGCCCGCGCGACAAAATCGCGTTATGTGACGGTTTAATCAAAGCTTGGGAACGTCGCACCGGGTTAGAAATGGAAACAAACGATTACCGCGCCATTTACGCGAAAGACGTAAACAACTATTTCGCGATAGACGAAACGGGCGACGTTAAGCGAAAAGGCGAGTACGCAAAATCAGGGCTAGATGAAAAGAAAAACCCGGATGTTGAGATATGTTCTGACGCGGTCGCAGCTTTCCTGTCGCAAGGTACGCCAATAATGCAGACCATCCTAAGCTGTCGCGACATTCGCAAATTTATCACGGTCATTAAAGTTACAGGCGGCGGCGTCAAAATGTGGGGCGAAGGCGTCAAAAAAGGTACAAAAGTTGCAGACATGACCGAGCGTTTGCTGCAGCATGGCTGGGTGAAATCCGGCCGGAAGTGGGAGAAAGGCGGCGTTGTGGCGTCTGCGGCTGATGCGTATGCGACCACATTTGCGCAGCAGCGTCCGGAATATCTCGGAAAGGTTGTACGCTGGTATTACGGTACAAACTCACCCGGCCCGATTGTGTCGGCTGCGAATGGTAATACCGTTTCGCTGTCTTATGGATCGCAGCCAGTGATGACACTGCCGGACGAGTTCCCGACAGATATCGATTACTCGTGGTACATCGAAAAAGCGCAAAGCATTTTATTTGACGTGGGATTTTTAAAATGAGCAAAACAGCCGAAGCATTAAAGTATTTACGTATGGGCTTCTCACCGACCGATGCCGCCGCCGCAGCAGGCGTATCCGTGGCCGCCGTATCGCGTCATCCGGAGGCAAAAGCCATTGCGGCGATGCGCGCACAGTTTCCGCAGGATCTGCGACCATTGCCGACCACGTATTGTAGCCGTACAGTATGGGCGGCGCGGCGTCTGGTGGCGGCGGGCATGAGTTTATCGGAAGTTGCGGCAATGGTACGCATTACCACACGGACGCTATACCGTGACGACGTGATCGCGCGTTACGCCGAAGCCCGCCGACAGCAGACGCGCCCCGGCGTGTACGCTTTGCCAGATTGGAACACCGAAAAAGATTTCATTTTTGTCGATGTCGGGGGGAACTATGTTAGCGGTTAATGCGATAATCACAGGGCTGTTCTGGGTGGCGTTGTTTGTTCGCTGCCGTGGCGGTAAATGCGGTGGATATGACGCGGATTGTTTCTGGTTGGCCGTCGCCGCGCTCGTTCCGGGTTGGAACTGGTTATTGTTGTTTTTAATTGTTTATGACATGACAAAGGGCATTAAATGGAAATCGTTATTTCGCGTAAGTGGATGACTGCGGCAAGTACAACATCGCAGCTAACAATCGACGGGCAGAACCCGGACGGCGTCCCGGTATTCGTTATCGAGGACAAAGTGCGAGAGATTGCCGGGCGACCTGTGAAAGAATGGAAAGTACCGGGACAGACTGCGATTCCGACAGGGCGCTATCGTGTTGTGCTGACGATGTCCAATCGCTTCGGAAAAATACTGCCGGAAGTGTTGAACGTGCCGGGCTTTTCCGGTATCCGGATACATCCGGGCAACACTGCTGCAGACACTGAGGGCTGTTTGTTGCCCGGCCTGACCCGCGCTAATGACTTCGTCGGAAACTCCCGCGCGGCATTTGAAATTGTCAATAAAAAAATAAGCGCCGCGATTGCTAGCGGCGCTGAAGTGTGGCTGACTATCGGCTGATCTATTTCTCGTTAAGTGGTTTTGATGTTTTGAAACGCAAAACAATATTGATTAGCACCGCCCAGAATGCCAGCGTTTTATATGTGTTTTCGGGCAAATATGGTTGTAACGCTGACAGATTCTGGGCGACGTGTTCCGCCAATGGCAACAGCGACAAAATAATCACATTCGCCCAGATCGTGAGCGATTTGAACGCACCTTGTAATTTATCCATATTAAGCATCCGATTTCGTGAACCATGCGCGGGCAGAAACAGCACCCGCAATACTTTCAAATTTCACGCGGAACGCGAACGCGCAACCAGTCCGAGTTTCCGGCGCACCATATGTTGCCGTGGCTGGCGACGGATCGACTTTGCTAGCGTCAATTGTCGGGTTAGTTGCAAACGGCAACCACACATTCGGCGTAGCCTTTACCGACGGCGTCACGGTTCCTGCGCCGGGTTTTACCGGAATAGTGCCGTTTGCGTCAGAATAAAATTCAACATAGCAACGGCAAACCGGACCGTAACCAGACAGCGGCGGCGTTTGATAAAAGCCGTCAGTGACTGGCAGAACTTCGCCCCCGGTGGCGTTTTTAACCGGGATTAATCCGTATGTCATTATTCGCCCTCGTCTTTCTGGTTGCGCTGATATGCGCGAATCCGTAAGTAAAATAATATCAGTGTCGTAAGAATACCAACGATCAGCGACACGACCCTTAAAATCTGTTCGACATCGTCCAGACTAACCGCAACTGTTCCGAGCCCGGCAAACCACGTAGGGAAATCAGAGTTTTTTATTTTGTGTAAGAGGTCTTTCACTTCGCCCCCTTTTTGAGACGTGACGCCAGCAAATGCTGATAACGACGCACAGCCATATCAAACTGATAGTAATAAGGGCTTGCCGCGTCATTTTGTGTGATTATCGCTAGTCGAATGAATTGGATAAGGAAAAGAAAACCGCCAATCAGATTATAAATGAGAATGTCAGAATTTGTTACATAGAGCAAAAATCCGACACCGTGATTAATCACAGCGGCAAAGTTGATTTTTTCCAGATCCCGGATCAGCGGGGCGTTTCCAAAATACGACAGGGCGAGAACGACCGAGGCATCGACGTACGCACAAACCAAAAACAACACTTCCGGCGCGTGGAGTTGCGGAAAGAAAGTGCGAAACGCCCACGTCATGAAAACGAAGGCACCCGCAAGGGTCAAACGTGTATAGATTGACCCTTTCATTTTATTCCCCCGCACCCGGTGGCGGTGGCGGTGGCGGTTTAATCGGCGGGTTTGCTGGTGGTAAAACGCCGTCCTCGTCCGGGGTTTGGGTTTCGTTCGGGCTCATGCTGTTTACTCCTGTTGTGTTAATCGGAAAAGAGATTCTATTTTAACTGTATTCGACCCAGCAGTTAACAGTGATCGCCCCGGTCGTATTTACTTTATACGATTGACCCGGATTTACTCGCGCCTGCAATGTGCCGATGACGGCGCTTCCCGTACCCATTGCGGCCACGCGGACGCCATCTACCGACAAATCCGCAGAGGCAGCACCCTCGCCTGCAAGAGCGACCGAAACTTCTATTGTCTGCGCGGTTGTGTTCTGATAATCCACGCCGAACGAGCGCGAACCGGAAACGTTGTGATATGTTTGCACTGCTGGGGTTGGTGGTGTGCGGCTGGCGCGAGGATTCAGCAGGATCAGCGGAACACCCGCGCCGGGTTTAGACATATAGCAAAACGACATCGGCCAGTTTTCGGAGATATCCCCGGCAATCAGGTTTTCGTTTGTTTCGGTACGCACCGCCAGCCCGGAAGCGATTTCAACCCCGCCAATTCTTAAAGTCGCGGTTACTGACCCGGTGTTTGTGATCGGGGAGATAAACACAAACGCATACGTACTGCCGCTATTGGCGGGGTCCCACTTGCCCGGCATGTCTAAAATGATAGTATCCGCTGCCGTCGATGTTGCCATGCCGCCGCTGTATTTGCCGTTTTGAAAATCGACAATTTGCAGCATTGCGGACATAGCCCCCGCGTTTTGCAGCATCAATATCTGATCGCCTGCTTGCCAGCTTTTCGCGGTCGTATCATCAGCGCCGCGCGTCACAACCATTTCACCTGTAGCTTTATTGATTAAGCTACACAGCACTACTTCATACGCCAGACGCTGCCCGGCATTTGTGATCGTTGCGTAAAATTGCGTTTTCGTTGTAGTCGCGGCGTCTGGAAACTTTGCGGCGTCTGCGGGCGATACATAGATAGTGTTATCCGTCGGCGCGGCCGCAGCGGTCAAAGTGGCGGCAACATTGTTGTTAAATGCTAATGACATAATTGTTTCCGGTTATGGTGGGGTTGGTCCAAACAACGAGGCTTCGCCAGAAAAACCGAGCGGCAGCGGTAATTGCCCGTTTTCAAATAAAAACTTAAATTGTGAAAATAGTGGGTGTTCCGGTATCGCTGCGGCGATGGTCGAACCAACTATTGCAAGGCTTATTTCGTTATAGTCAATGTCAAACCATCGCGCAATACGCTGGCGCACTGACCACAATGCAAAAACCTTGCCGTCACCGCGCCACATACGCCACTGTAAACAGCGTTTATAAACATCGTCGCTAACAAGCTGCGCGCTAACCACAGTGCGAATAATTGGCGCGGAATTGTATTCGGCGCTGTTAAACGTCAGCGTGTTATACGGTCCAGCCTCGGCGGTCGAATAGGTCGGTACGGACGGGCGCGGAAATGCGTATAAATACAGGCCGATGTAGTCCAGAAACGCGCCGGATTTTGTCGCCCATATCGGCAGATTTACCGCCAGCAATTGCGAATATTCAAGCGCGACACGTTCGCGGGCAGCCTGAAACATCGCATCGATTGGTGGATCTTTTTTATAATTTTGGTATTGATACGGTAATAACGGAACGGTCAGCATATTAGCCTCTGATGGTCGTTACTGCCGCCGCAGTGTAATATGTTTCCGGATCTACCGGGTAAAGCTGCGTCCCGGCAACGGGTGTTTTCTCGACACCATTAACAAACACTTTAAAGCTCAGGTTTGCGATCTGATCGGCTGGCAATACCGCCGCCACGGATGATAAAAAAACTTCGTCCATGCGGAGCGCGCTAATCTGCTGACCTGTCGGAATATCGTTTAAATATGCCGTCAGCGCCGGAACTGCTGCAGAATTTACCCCGCCGTCATTTTGAAAATTCACATCTTTAGGCGTGTATGTGACTTGCAGCGCGACCGACTGAGCGACAGGCGAAACATACGTGATAGGGAAAACGTCCACACCATCGCGGACAAATGTGACCACATCGCGGCCGGGAGTTCCGGAGCCCTCCAGCATGTTTATCTGCAGCAGGTTCCTGTAAATCGCTCCGGCGACGAGCGCGCGGTCAGCAGATCCGCCGACATAAACGCGGATCTTTCCGGCCGGAGTAATGCGAAACGAAACGAGCCGGGATACAGTGCCGGGGATTTTCAAAATTGCCGACTTCACCGCTGACGGCACTCCGGGCGGTTCCGCAGAAAATGCCGCAAGTACGTCCTGTCGGTAGCTCTCGACGCTTTGTCCGTCCGGATCGCCCGGTGTACCTGCTGCCGGGTTTGATACGGTCAGCACAATGCCCGGCGGTAATGATGTTGTGATCCCCGTAATCGATCCCGCTGGGATTGGTGCGCTACCCGATTGAGTCGCCACAACGAGCAACAGCGGCGACGTGCCGCCAGTGCTTACGCTTCCGCCCTCCGTCACCCGGAACTGCCGCGAACCGTCAGACACAGTAAAGCCCGGACGTATGAAATATTCAGGGGTTCCGGAGAATTGCACCAGTGCCGATCCGTTTGTCGGCAAGCCCTGCGGAATGCCGACGGCCTGCCCGATTTCCTGCAACAGCGCCTTATTCGCGTATGCCGGGGAAATGCTGTTAATCAGATCGGCCGCCGCTTGTTGCTGCATGAAAACCGCAGCAGTGATTGTGCCTAACACGTCATCGATCAGCGAGCCCGGAAGGTCTGCGGTATATCCGGGGTATAGCGCGGCGACAGCGGCGGCGATCTCTGCGCGGATCGCTTCTGGCGTTTGTGGGCTCGCCCCGGTGTTTGTGATAATCGTTGTCATTGATAAACCTTGTCGGGTAATTTTCCGTTTTTAAATCTAACGGTCACATTGTAAGTCGGGTTTTCGGTATTTTGTACGCGAGAAACCATCAGAGTAGCAAAGTACGGGCTGAAACGCGCCTGTGTCGATCTTACGTAAGCGTCCGGCGCAATCTGTTGTAAAACGGATCGCTGCGCGGGTATCCCGTAGCTGCTGAAAAATGGCGCTTCGCCGAGTTGTAATTTTAATACCTGCTGCAATGTGGTCAGCATCACGTTATCGGGGTCAGTGATCACGGTCCATTGCCCGTTCTCGTCCCGTCCGTATGTCCTCATGCTACTCCCCCCGATGTGTCGTTACCAGTTTTTACGCTGGTGTGTCGATGTGATAGATATGGCGCGCCGTTAATGAACAGTTCGCCGTCAAGATCGACGCGACCACTTGAAACTTTTACGCGCGCACCCGGTGCGGTCAATTCGACTTTATCCGGCGAAACGTCCGCCTGATACTGCCCGTCGCTGGTTTTAATTGTGCCGCCCTTTTCACAAACTATAACGACTTTTTCCGGGTCTTCCTGACTGAATGCCGCGCATGATATCGGTAAGAAAGTGAGCGCGGAAAGGTTTGCCGGAATCGTCAGTTTTGCGCTCCCCGGTGCGTTTCCGGTCAATGCTGATATAAGCGTGTCGCATGGCAAAACGATCCCCCTGTCGCCCTTTTTCAGCGGCAGACGGATATAGTCGGACATGGCGACTTGGCATTTTACATTCGGCAACGTAAAGCCCGACGACACTTGAAAGCTAACAACGACCGTCTGTTTGCCGTCGTATGATTCGACCACGGCTGGAAGTGTCTTACCTGACAGTTGGCTTGCTTCTGCGATTTTGTGGGCGGCGAACTGGTTAAGGCTTCGCCCTATCGGGATTTTATCCATTGTCATCTACCTGAACGACTTCATACTGTGTGATCCAGTCATTACTCGCGGCGGTCTGCCGAAAGTTTCCCAAGTGGCGAACCTGAGTTATCAAAAACGTCCCCTGAAATACTGACTTATTTCTATACTGACTGTTGCTCTGCGGCGTGTTTTGCGCAAAAAGTTGCTCCGGCAGTTTGACGTAGTCGCCGACCTGCATATCTGAACGAAGCATTGCGGCAAAACTCAGTGTACCAAAATCTAACCATGTCGCCTGCCCGACCAGATCCTTAAAACCGATTTGCAGCGGGTCATCTTTCGTCGTACCGTCAAACACTTTTAAGCCGCCATCTTTGAACGATATTTTTACACCCCGGTAAGTATCGCCGCCGATTATTCCGCGCGTTTCCTGATTTAACCACGTCGCAAACTCTGACAATGTGCCGTAATAACCGGGCAGCGGCGACAACGTGACCAGATCGGGAGACAGGCCGGACGCATCCACATCGAATTCGGGAAACGCCGTTTTTAATGCTGCCGCAATACTGTCGGACAAATGCGCCCCGGCCGGGCAATCAAATACAATATTTTTCTGATCGTTTACGGTTCCGTAATCACCCTGAATGATTAAATCAAGCGTCTGGATTGTGCCATCCCACACCGCATAGGCTTGTTGTATGACGCCCTGTAAAATGATTCCCGGCGTTGGCTGGCGACGAGATAGCGGAAGTCCGCCGAGAAACCCGGCAAACACTTGTATTTTTTTACCGTTCAGATCAGCGCCTTGCGAAACAACCCACAAACCAAGCCCCCATATCCGGAAAAAGCCGCCTCCGGTTGGCTGATCAAAAGTAAATGATGGTATGTTTAGTTCGACATTCAGCGCGCCACGAATCGGGCGCTCGCCGACGTGCGACATATAGGGGCCAATCGGGTTCCCTGCCGCGTCCGTGACGGGCTCGCCGTTCTCGTCAGTGATAATGATTTTATAATATCTCAAAATACGCCCCGGCCGCGTTGTATGTCATCGTGGTTTTGTTGAAAGCGCCGAAAAGCATATTTACGCCAGCAACGAGCGGGCGCGTCAAAACGACTTTTCCGCCGTTTGTTTTGATCTGCACATAGTACCGCTGCCCTGCTGCTGAAAACGGCACTGTGACGCTGTAAGGCTTACCGTCGGCGACGATTTGAAACTGTGTTACCGCTTGGCGCGATGGCGTAAAATTGATTTTCATTATTGCGGTCCGTAAATGTTCACCGGATTAGCCAGCCCGCCAGCCGACGCCGCCGCCGTTTGCGAAGCGTTGGCGCTCGATGTGGTTGGCGTCCCGTATGTATTCGCGTCTTCGCCTGACCACTCGGCCGGATCTTCTACCGGGAGCCCTGCGGCCAGTTTGGACATCATAGCATTCAGCGCAAGCTCTGCCGCTTGCTCAGTCGTCAGATACTGCAGGAACGTCAATTCCCAGAACACCTGCGGCGTTTTGTCATCGCCGCCCATGTCCGAAACGCTTTTCAAAATGCAGTTGTTATAAAGCACCATAGGTGTGGCCACATTAAACACACCTCCGGACAGTTGATGCTCGTCTAACGCATTCATAAACGCCGAAAATATTTCCTGTCGCCGCTGGAAACCTTCGCGAACAGGGCAGATCATGCGGAGGCTTACCGTGTTCGGCTGTGTTACGACCGCATTTGCGGCCGCGACTTGGTTTGCAAAGCAATAACTCGCCACGTCGTAGCTTGTCGCGACCGCGCCCGGCAGCACTTCAAAATCTGCAAAGTTTTCCGGGACGATATCCAGAAACGTAAGGATCTGACCCGGCGCACCGTTGGCGATGCCATTAACAAACGCTAACGGGTTTTTCTGATAATAAAGCTCGATTGTATCAATGCTCATTTTGCAGCCTGTGCAATGTTCACAGTGGCGTTTCCGCCTGTGTTGTTATTGACCGTAACTTTTACATTATTCGCCGGAGCGTTGCGGGCGAGTTTCATTCGCTCACCTTCGACTTTCGGAATGTATGCCTGTGTTTCTGCAGGCAGCCCCGCTTTCCAGTTTCCGCCATGTTTGCGAATGGCTTTATCTACATTGCCCTCCCCGGCGTTATATGCTGCCTCGGCTTTTTGCGCGTCACCGTTATATTTTTGCAGCAAGTACGCATACAGGCGCGCCGCCCCGTTTGCACTGTCCTTAAAATCGAACGGGTCTTTTACGCCCATTGTTTTTTGTGTGCCGGGCATAAATTGAAAATGCCCCTTCGCACCTGCCGGGCTGATCATGCTACCCTGACCGCGCCGGGTTTCCGCATAATACGTTGCGTCGAGAATATTATTCGGTAACTTGTATTTCTTTTCAAGCTCGCGTAAATACGCCTGCTTTTGTGCGACCGTTTCGGCACTGTCAGACGCTGCGCCAGCCACGCCCGGCGCTGTCGGCGCTGATGTGATTTTGCCCGATGCGCTCGGACCCTTTTTATTTCCGAATATTTTTAAATCGTTGCCGTTTTCCGGTTTGAAAAAGTCAAAATCAACACTTCCTAGATTTCCGCCCCGAAGGTTTAAACCGTTCGGGGTTGTGGCTTTTTTATTTGTATCAGGCAGAAGAAAACTAAGAGCATCAACAAAACGACCCATAATCGCCGCCGCCCGTTCGACGTAGTCGAGAAACTTATTGATGTCTCGCTCAAAATCGTCGGATGTAAGATATTTTGCAAAACGTTCCGCACCTTTCCCGGCGCTTTCCAGCCATTCGCCGATTTTTGGGGATTGTAAAAATATTTCTACTGCATGCGCCGCCGCGTCAGACAGTTTTTCAAGATTCGGTGTGAGCGGTTCAATACCTTTCAAAAACGCGCCCTCAATGACCCGTTTGCTGCGGTCGATCTGCACGTCAAGCCGCTGCCATTGCTGCAGGGTTTTATCCGTGAGCGCCAATTGTTTGCGATCGCTTTCGTATTGCCGCAGCGTGATTTCTAACTCCTGACCACGCAACGAAGCCAGCCGCCGCGCTGTCTCAAAATCAACCACATTACCAAGCCCGCGCGCCTCGTAACCTTGCCGGGTTCCACCTGTCTCTTTGAAAGCCCGTACAGCACCGCGTAACACGTCCGGCAGTATATCCTCGGCGGAACGACTTTCGCCATTTTTGACACCAAGAGATTTTAAAACCCATCGCTTTGACAAGTCGCTTTGCAGATCCGCCACATTCGACAATGTCGCGTCTGGATTCAGGTACGGGGAAAGGTTGACCTGCGCGGATCGCATTGCGCCGGGGCTAAACCCGATACCGGACGACTGACGACGAATACCTGTGCCGCTTGATGCAAGCGCATTTATGCCGAACAGCGACCCAGTAGCCGCGCCCAGTGTGCCGACAACCGACCATTTTGCAGCAGTGCCGACAATGGATAAAAACGTCCCGGCAATGTCTTTCGTAATCCGGGCGGTCGTCATCAAGCCTTTGTTGAGTTTGTTTGTGTGTTCAACAAACCCGCTGACATTGTTTTTTGTTTTCGCTGTATTGTTTGCAACCTTTTCAGTATGCTCGGCAACTTTGTCCACGGACGCGGCCATTTCCCGCATGACCGCAAGCAATGCCGAAAACGAATCGCTAGTTTTTGCAACTTCGGCGGGCGTGTCTTTTAAATCAACTTTGAACGAATCAAACGCTGATTTAAATTCGTCCCAGCCGACCGCATTTACTTCAATGTCTAATACGGCGCGCTCTGCCATTCTATGCCCCTAACCGTTTAAGTAAAAAACGCTGGCGATACTCCGAACCATGCGACCATTCAGAATGACGCATGAGCGAAGCAAAGCCAGCGCCCGCGAGGAAATCTAGAATTTCGCTTACTGCGTTTCCGCCTCCGCAGTCTCGCCAGTATTCGCGTCCGTGGTCGAGGTCTGCAAAGAACTCATGAATTCCGTAAAGGGTGAGCGCGTAATACGGAGAGTCGTTATCTGTTCGATTTTCCCCATTAAGCCAAGCGTGACGCCTTGCGGAGTCGTCCGATAAAGACAGGTAAAAAAAACGAGCCCCGACAAAATTTCGCGGTAGTCTTCCGGGTCGAATTGCTCCTTACCTTCCTTTTGCAACTCGTACAGCGGCACTTGTCGGATGCCGTCCGGATAGCGCACCGCACATGTCGTCTGACGGACCAGCTCTGCCAGAAAGCCCGACCGCACATCATCCAAAATGCCTTCGCGCTTTGCAACGGAAATCAGGAAACTGTATGCGTTATGCGGACCAAGCGCGATTCCGGCCGCTTCCATGATGTGACGGGCGACCCGCGACAGCGTCAAACAGTATTCGTCCCATACATCCAAACTTACAGGAGAATGATATAAATAAACCTGCGTGCCGTCGGCAAGTTGTGACTGAAACGTGACTTTTAAATTTCTGTCAATTTTCATTTTTAGTTATTCCAGTTATCCGAGTTGATCACGTATCGGGCAGTAATCACGATCTGAAAACCGGGCTCACCGCCGTTTGTGGCGATATCGCCATGCCGCGTGATGCTGGCCTGATCGAACGTATAAAACGGTAACGTGTCTGGCGCATCGGTGAAAACCGTGATTTCGCCCAGATCGCCGCTTGTTTCGACCGCCAATTTCCACGCGGCGGCCAGCACCTGAGTTTTCAGAATCGTTGCGGTAATGACCGCTTCTACATACGGTTGCGGAGATTGAACAATGCCAACCATGACACCGTGGCTCGTGGTCACATCGCCATTAAACGAAACAGTTATACCCGCTTTTGTGCAATTGCTGGGCGTTATTAAGAGTTCCGGACGTTCCGCAAGCTGCAGCGACGACGCCAACAGATTGAGCGAGCCCAGATTAACGCGAGGATTAGCCATTTTTTAATACTCCGGTTAATAATTACAGTGCGATATTCGACACTGTAAAGTAAATCGTTATGGCGGAAAAGCCTTTTTCTGGCTCGAATGTCAGCGCCAGCCCTTTGTAAATACCCGCTGCAACATCGGCCGGGTTCGACGCCTTGTAATCGGCAAACGATACCGCCGTTACTTTCGGCGCTCCGGCGATCAGGCCAAAAGATATGCCACGATTAACAGTCGCCTGTGCCACTTGTTGCAGTCGGTCGATGCCGTCCTGATCGTAGAATAGAGGGTTATCTGTGTCGGCGCTGCCGTTAATCACAGCGGCCGCAAGATCCCGTTCAATGTTGATCTGAGCCCAGTTTGTCGCGTACCAGAAACCGAGCCGGAGACCGTCAGACGCTACACCATTTTCTAACAGCGTCACATCGCTTAAGCCAGCCTCCTTACCCGTATCAATCCAGTTGATACGCTGCGCAAACAGTGTACTTTTCTGCAATTTTGTCGGCTGAAACGGCGTAAAGCCCGGCATGTACGAATAGCGGATCGATGTCATTAACTCGGCCGGGCTCAGGTTGTACGAAGCGATCAGCGCCGCCAGTGCTGCTGCCGGGTGTTCTGTTGCCGGGCTGCCTGCAGGTTTCGCCATCGTCCAAACAGATTTAATGCCGACGAAAAACGACGCTGACGGCAGAGTGTTGATCGCAAAATAAAAGCGGTCATCGGCACCGTCGTAAGTCTGCGCGAGCGATTTTAAGCCCTCGTCAGTGGTCCACGCCGTCGGGCAGATGATGGAATACGGAACCGGGCGAGTGCCGTTCTGCAAATATGTCGCCACGTTTGCGACTGTGCCGCCTGTGCCGATTTCCAGAATATACAGCGCCGGGGCTCCGGTAATTTTGAACCACGACTTTACCGCCGCGTCTAGTTCTGGCGTGAATGCCACAACAAGGCGATGCGTCAGATAATCCTCGTAGCTGTAAACCGGGTTCGCAGTACCCGAAGCAAAGCTAGTCGCACCAAGCGATACGGCGAGACTGACGCGCTGTGTTGAGTCCGGAAGCTGCGCGAGGGCGACATTCGGAACGATGGTTACAATATCGGTCGTCATTGTGGGATGTCCGTAACGGTTAAATTAAAAATAAGCTGATCGAAGCCGCGCAGCGCCGCCACATCGGAACGAAAGCCCTTGTAAATGCCCGCAGCGACATCAGCCGGATTCGTCACTTTATACTTTTTGTAAGGAACCGCCGTGACCGAGTATTTGCCGTCAAACAGTTTGAAAGTTACGCCCGTATTGATCACGGAACGGATGACGCCCGACAGCGTATCGATACCCTGTTGATTATATTTCAGCGGGCTGATCCGATTGTTTGCGCCGCGAATAACCGCCTCGGCGATTTTCTGGTCAAGCTCTAACTGCCCCCAGTCCTGCGCGTACCAGTAGTTAAGCGTGAGATTGTCGGCAGTGACACCAGAACCCAGAATCGTATTCGTTAAGCCGCCTTCCGCGCCGGAGTCGATCCAGTTTACCCGGTTGGCTTTTAACGTCGCCATCAATGCTGCTGACGGGTCGAGGCTTGTAACGCCGTATGCCGGGCTGTATGTGATCGGCGTCATTTTTTTGGCAGCGTTCGGCTGCGCGGTAACAATGCGCGCCGCATATGCAGCAATCGGCGACTGTGTGGCAATCTGGCCGGGCGTATTCGCAGCCATCACGACAGACTTTTTACCGACCCACGCCGACACGTCCGCGCCCACATCCACGCCAAGATAAAAATATGTGTGAAATTGCGGATAGGCATAGTTTGCTGCCAGCGCGACCGCCTCGGCCACGCCTCGCCATGTCGCCGGAATCAGATACACATATGCCGCGACTTTCGGATCAAGCAAATATGTCGCAAGCGCCGTAATCTGGTTTTGTGGCGTATTAACACCAAGCTCCAGAACGTAGCAGGACGGAACTGCAGGCGTTTTAAAATACGTCGTCGCCCATGCCAGCAACTCGTCAGCGTTGCCACCGTTAAACAATGCTTGTCCGGCCACGGTCGGATTTTCCGAGATAACATCGTTAGGGATAACACCCGCTGGGGAAAAATACGTGTTTCCGCCGCCCGTACTGATTACCGGAACCGGGCCGACATTCCATCCGGACGGAGAGAATCCCGACAACGTCACATTAACCGGACCATTGCCATACTTTGACGGAACCAGTGACGGCAGCACACCGAGCGAATGCGTCGGGCGGTCCTGAGTAATCAGCGTGTTATTCGTAACCGGGACGATATCGCCGAACACCAGTAACGGGGTTAAATCCGTCACGTCGGTAATTTCGCGCACAGTCCCGGCACTAAGATTAGTGCCGCCTGCAGAAACCAGAATAAGGGTTTGCTGTAGGTTGTTCGGCGTGGCGGATCGTTCGACCCGCGTATTTACTTGGACAATGTCAGTCATGATCCGCCCGCAATTTTATTAAGAATATAGCGCCGTGACAGTGACACCGGCACTTGCCACGATCACTAAGCCTTTTGTAAAAGGGGCACCTCCGGCAAGTGGCTGCCATTGAAGAGAGTTAGCCGCAAGCGGAAACGTACCGTACAATTTATTTGCAGTAACCAACGAGCCCGGCGACGTGTCAGCTGCGTCGTAAATGTCAATTGTTCCGTTTGCTACCGTTACCGGGATACCGACACCATACACCACGCCCGGACCAGTTTTAACCAAAGTCGCCCCGGTCATGTTCAACATTGTTTTTTGCGCGCCCTGTATCGCTACTGAGCCAGTCGAACCGACAGACATTGCGGCGATTTTATTTACAGCAGATTGTGTCATTTTATACTCCCGAAGTGATTGAAATAAACGCCGACGTAATCAAGCCGCGCGCGACATTTACGACAGATTTCTGATGATAATTCGCGCTTAGTATAACCCTTTTCCGCTTGGCTAAAACAGAAAAAGCGGTCTGTGTCTCGTGGTCATCGTGGATCGTAAACGGCGCGGCCAGCCCGACCCCGTCAATATTACCGCGCAGATAGTTTTCGATTGTTCGCACATACTGAAACGCCTGCGCATTCGACAGCCCGACCAGATTTAAAACAATCTCGTCGCGGGCAAGTATGTCCGGGTTATCCAGCGCACTACGGCGCAAATTCAGCGCGAGCGTTTCCGTTTTCTCAGGCGGAATAAATACCGACACATACGGGGGAGGCTGATCTTTTGGCACAAGATACGCCGGAAAGATCGGAACGCCTGCGAGCGGGTGCGCCAGCCACACCGGGAGTGAGTTTGTCACTGTCAGCGTTATATCGTCCGGGCTGTTTATAAATTGCGTTTCCATTGTCGGATACAAAATGTCGCCCGCGTAATGAAACACGTTCGCCTGTCGATAGTATTTGCCCTGACTGTTGAAAGCGTATCGGCGACCATCAACAACGCCGCAGTAAAGCGAATCCCCGCCCACATCCCGGAATTGTGGAATCTCGGTCTGAGTTGATAGCCACACCTGTGAGAATGTTTTTGAATCGGCAATATTCTGTTGCTGATCTGCGGTGATGTGAAACGATCCGGCCACAGTGACGGGCTCGGAGTTTGGTGCAGGTATCCAATAAACAAGACCGTCGATTGGTGATACAAATTTAATAAATAAATTAAACGTGTATTGTGTCGCACCGCTAAGGTATTCGATACCCTGCGCAATGACTGACGCCAATTCCGGCGGCGCGTTACTTTCTATAATACCCATTATTTACCCACGCTTTAAAAGTGGCCTGATACAGCCCGGAATCGATAAACGACGGGCGCGGAATGCCCGGCGCGTTTTTCTTTTTGCCTTGTATAAAGCCCGCAGCAGCCGGAGAGAATCGCTTATAGCGCGACGATTTGCCTGTCAGTGCCGCGCGCGTTGGTACGCCTTTCTGCCCGTCCATACCGTGAGAGTCGAGAAAGTCGCGAAAGTCTGACTGTATGTTTTCCATTGCGGCCGCGAACGGGTCGAGCGATAGCGGCGCGCCTTGCATGATATCAACAAGGGCATTTTTTAACGACCGCGTAACGTGGGCGCTGATCTTGTCTTTGTTCTGTTTGACAAAAAAGCGCATGATGCCGTAACGCTTTTCTAAGATCTGCGCGACTTCAAATGTGGTTATGCCGCCGTTTGTGTACGGAATGTCGATAACGCCCAGATGTATGATGACGGCGGCCATTCACGTAATGCCCCAAACATGCGCGAACGGTTGAGCGATGGTGAGATATGCGCGACCGAACGGGGTTTTTAATTGCGTCAATTCGCCCACATTCAGCCCGCGCAGCGCGTCTGATATCTGGATGTTGCCGGATGTCCCCTGATCGCTTCCGCCCGTCGTGAGCCCGCCCGTAAAGTAATTAAGCCCGTAATTTTTGCGCAGACGAGAAAAGAACTCTGACGGCGGCGTATCAATCGCCCAGTTAATCAGATAGTCGGTCGCGTAGTTATAAACAGCATTCCGGTACGACACCGGGCCGAGGGCGACTATCCCCTGATATACATTTTCCAATGCGACTTGATAACTCTCTGAAATGATCGGGGAGTTATCAGGTAGCACGTCCGCGCCAATTCCCGCGACACCGCGTAAGAATGCTAAATATCCGTCGAGAGTTGGCGCGCTCATATTATTTACGTTTGCGGTCGATTTTTACAGATTGCTCGATTGGCTCGCCGCTGTCGTCTGGTGCAGCATCAGAAGCGATTTCCTGCGCACCCATTTCGATGCTTTGCGGCACTGGCAGACCTGCAGCCTGCATTTCCTGCGCGGCCGTGGTTTCGGTGATCTGTGCGACCGCCGCAGCCGCCTGCTGCACATCGTCCAGTTTCGCGCCCAGTTGCGCTTCCTGCGCGTCTTTCAGGTGTTCAATCTGCATGACGCCGTTATCACGATACCACAGGCCAGAATACGCCGAAGGGTCGCGCAGATCGTCAAATTTGCGCATACCGAATACAGACATTTGACGGACAAACGCATCCATATCCTGAATATCGATTACAGACTGAGCGCCGCCCGCGATGGTTTCCACAATCAAGCGGTTCGCGTCACGGAACTGCAGCATAAACGTTCCGGCGTTTGTGTTTGCAATAGTGATTTTCATAATGTTTTTCCTCGCGTGGAAAAGTGGGGCGACCGAAGCCGCCCCGGTTTGATTATTGGTAAGGAATTGACGCCACGGTCACGGCTTCTGGACGCGGAGCCCAGCCACACGAAGCGCGCAATTCGCTGACGATGTCAATTGCGCCGCCCGGCATTGGCGTAGGGATTTCGCGCGGTGCTGCCATATCGCACAGCATCAGCGTGGTCGCCGTCATGTTCGGCACGATGTCGGAAAACGCGCTTGTGTTCATACCGCCGCCCTCCGGAATTTTGATTTCCGGAATTGTCAGAACCAGCGCGTCAGTGCCGCCAGCGCCTTTACCCTGCAGGCTGTCGTCATAAACCCAGTCGATCCAGTCACCGTTACCGTTTGCGACACTGTCGGTCAGACCTGCTGCCGACATAGTACCGCCACCCGCCGCTTGGAACTGAGCGAGACTTACGATGTCCTGCCATTCCAGCGGACCGAGAATGCGCTGCGGTGCGCAGATTGCAATGCGACCCGGCATGCCCAATTGAAACATGCGTGATTTTGCGGCGGAAATCAGCGACAGCAGCCAGAATGCAAACTCGCCATTGTCGTAACGCTGGAAAGTTGTATTGCCCGCGCTGTCTGGCGGCAGGTTGGTCAGCGTAATGCCGGGTTGATTCAGCAAACCTTCGCCTTTTGTCGGGTTCAGGCCAATCAGCAGCATGTTACGCAATTGCAGCGTAATACCCTGACGCATGCCCAGACGCGCTGCCTGATCCAACGAATAACCGTCACGGCCAGCCGCTGCGGTGTCGTGATGATCAAACTCAAAACGGCTGCGACATAAATATGTCGGTGTACCGATAATGCCGGAGTTCATTGCCAGCGATGGCAGCATGTTTGCAGCAGCCTGCGCAGCAGTAGCGCGAGTGCGGATATCCAAAGTGCGAATATACGCATACAGATCGCCTTCGCCGAGCAATTGTACCGGGGCGGAATCTGCCAGCAACGACCACGCGCCGGACTTTTGCGCCATTGTAACGATCAATTCCGGCAGAACCCGCGACGGATTGATCATCGCATAGCTTGGAGAGATATTACCAGCCATGTTTTACTCCTTAAATTTGGATCAGTGCAACCGCGTTGCCGCTGGTCACAAAATTGGTCGGATTGCCCGCTACGTCCTGACCGACCGTTTTAACTTTGGCGTTACGGGCGGTAATGACTTTGACAGGGATTGCGTTGCTGCCGTCGTACGGAATAAGCTGGTTATTCGTGTAGTCCCAGCTGTACTGTGCATTGATCGGAGCGCCAGCAATAACTGCATTCACGACGGCCGCCGAGCATTTAACCGGAATGCGCGCACCGGAGCCGAGGCGGTAAAAATTCAGGTTCATGCCGGGCAGATATGCCGGAACGTTCGCGCTTGGCGTGATAATGCCGTTATTGCTCTGATCGAACACTGTAAAGCCTGTCAGTGTTGCCACGCTGACCGCGCGTTTGATTATGGAACCGACGCCAGCGGAATCTTGAGCCTGTGTGCGGGCAAATTCCTGAATCGCGATACCGCCGAACATATTTACGGTTTCGGCGTTATCCACAACACCAGCGCACAGAGCATTGCGAACGGACGGATCAGCCATCGCGACGCCCTGTACATAACCGTCAGTATCGGTCGTAAACAAACCCGCTGCGGTCGTGGTTTGTGAAGGGTCAAAATTAATAGAAGGCATTATTTGGCTCCCGGTTTGTTAATACGCATCACGCGCTGCGCAGGCAGAACGAAGGGCGCGAGAAATGCTTTTGTTGAGCCGACAAACTCGCGAATTTCGCGGCCGCCGACGCGCTTAACCACTTCGACAAGGTTATTAGCGGTTCGGGCAGTTTTGGTCGCATTGGCGCGAACAGATTGCAAAATGTTGCTTTCCGCCATTGCCAACATTGCGCTGTCGTGGCGGATATTCTGCAGATCCAGCGATTGCAATTCCGCGCTCGCGAATTTCTGCGCAGTCATCAGCGCGCGCAAACGGTAATCTGCTGCGCGCTCGCCCGGCAGTGGTTGGCTTGCACGTTTGCCAACAGCACTTAAAACGGAATCCATTTTTGCGCAGTAGTCCGCTTTCATGTTCATTTCTTCCGCGCTGTCGGCCGCCAGACGCGCCGCCGCTTCCTCCGCGTCTTTCTTGGCTTTCGCTTCGGCTTCCTCCGCGTCCTGCTTGGCTTTCGCTTCGGCTTCCTCCGCGTCCTGCTTGGCTTTCGCTTCGGCTTCGGAATCGCTACGGGCTTTTTCTTCCGCGCTATCCAGACGCGCTTTAATTTGCGCGTTATCTTCCGCAATCTTATTGATTGCGGTCAGCAGTGCTGACAGATCTGCGGTCGGGGCATTTACTCCCGGCGCACTGTCTTTCTTTACTTCGTCGCTCATTTCATTAACTCCTGTTTGTGAGAGTGTGACCCCGGCCGGATCGCCCCCTTTATCCCATACACCCTGCTCACACACGGCGAGATGGTCAATCAGGCGCGGATTGCCTTCGATATACAATTGGCCGCTCTCATTATCGCCCTGTTTTAAAATCGGTGCAACAAGTACGCCGGGCGAGGTTGACATTTGCTTTTTAAGCATAATCTCGGCTTTTTCGTCATCGTAAATTTTAGCCACGCCCCAGACTTCCTGCTCGTCATGTTTCAGATACGGCAAAAATACGCTGCCGATGTTTTGCGCGGCATACTCTTCCGGTTTAATCAGCGCCAGATTGTCGCCCTCCGGATGTTGCCACACCACAGGCAGCCCGTTACAGCGTTGTAAAAATTCCTCGTTCATATAGAACTCTGGCGGGCGATACGCAAGCTCATTGTCAGCCACGCGCCACGCCGTACCCGTCCCGGTGATCCGCATATCGAACAGATACACATTAAGGAACTTGAAACCTGATGGCAGAACACCGCGCATAACCAGCCGCGCCGCGTCTAACTCAGTACGCATTGTGGCGATGTCGAGTGCATCACGAATACCCGGATGCAGCGGGTACGGCAGATCGTCAAGATATGACCACATCGCGCCGGATGATTCGTCGCACATTTTCACCGGGAACGGTTCAGCAATTTTGGCGACATACGTAACAAAACCGCCCGCGCTCATTGCTTCCGACAATTCCCCGGTGTAGTCGAGCCCGGTTTCCTCCAGCGTTTCGCGGCGCGCTGCCTGCTCCGGGGTTTCGTCGGGTTCGATGTGACCAGCCGGGAGCCCCCAGAATCCGGGATAGTCGCCACCTTCGCCACGTTTCAGCAGCAGAGTTTTTCCGTCATCGGTCAGAAATAAAATTCCGGCGGCAATCGGCGATTCGGCGCTGTCGGCTTTTACAAATTCTTCGCCGACTGATTGCGGAATGCCTAGCGTACTGTGACCATGCGCTGCCGCTTCCATCGCACGATGCTGTTTTTCACTTGTTGTCGGCATATGCTGCGCGCCCTTTCTCAGTTAGCATGTTTTCCGGCAATTCGCGCGGAGAGTAAATATAAACCGCCCAGCATCGGCAAAAGACTTCCTGCCCGACGTGGGTAATATCGTCATAATATCCCACGTCCCAGGGCGTAACTAATCCTTTTTCCTGAGCCCAGTTACCACGCAGCAAATATATCTTCTCGTCGCGCTCTTTATGATCCGGTCGGTAATTGTAGCCCGGCTGTCGCCAGTGTGAGCGCCATTTAACGGCGATCGCGCCGGACGCCTCGGCAATGATGCGGTTAATGTTCGCCGCCAGTTTGTGCGACTGATCAATATTTACCCGGCGTTCATCAAACGTCAATTGTTTCAGTGTTTTGCTGATCTCGGTCTTTGTTTCGCGGCGGTCTATTGCATCAGATCCGCCGGACGGAACGGAAGACGCCCAGCCTTCAAAACGCTGCAATGTTTTATCAATCGACGCCGAGCGATTGCGGCGGATCAGCGAAGCCGACACGTCGATGCTTTTACGCAATTCCTCGCGCAATTGTGGCGCGACCATGTCGATATTAAAAGACTTCGGCATTTTCGGGTGCGTCCGCTTGATTGCGCCGGGCGTAAGCATGCGCTCGTATTCCGCAGTCAGCGCCGCGCGAATCTCTTTGTCTAATTGCGCCAGATTGCCCGCGTCGCCCTCGGCAGCGATCCTCAACTTAGTCAGCCAAGTTTCGATTTGCTGATAACTCTGGTAACCGTTCCGGGTTATGTCCTGAACCGCTGCCGTCAATGTTTGCTGAAATGTCATAATCTTCAATGTCCAATTGATCAATAACGATCTCATGCTTATATACATGTTTCAGATCGTTCAGGTTGCGGGTCGCATTCACAATCAAAGCTGCGCGGGTCTTCGGATCAACATAAGGCAATACAACCTGCAGAAAGTCCCGAATCGCCTGCGCGGTCGTTTTGTCCGATTCCTGCCGTTTGCTTTCTGGCTCTTCTCGCAGTGGCTGCCATTCCCACGAAAAACGGTTTTCCCAGTGCTGCAGAAACGCTTCATAACTCAGACCGCCGATTGTGTTCGGAAACTCAGATTTTAACTGTGCAAATAGCTCAGGCGTCCACGCTTGGCGCATGCAGATCGGGTCGAGAAACGAATACAGCGGCGTCAGCCATTTGCGAATGCGGCCGACGTAACGAAGTATTCTGTCCGCGTCTTCTGTTCCCTCACTCATGCTGCTAGATAACGTGTCGCTGGTCAGCATGACGGCGGGCATGTCGTCAGTCGCGGCGATGTCTTCTAAGATATTGCGCCGGGAGACCGTCAGCGGACCGTCAAGATTTTGCAGATTGAGCGATTCGATGCTGTCGTCGTGGCCGATGCTCAGGACGTTGCCGGAGGCAGCCAGTTTCACGTCAGCCCGCTTTAAACCGAGTGCAGCAGCGGCAGCGGCGACGGCAGCGGAAACCGCTTGCTTTACTTTAGCCACGATCACACCCGACTTAACCGCGACGACATCATTAGCGATCATGGTTTGCAGATACGATTTCAGCGGATATAACGGGCGCTGAAACACTGAACGGCCGGAATAGCCGAACGCTGCCGGGTTGTACGCCAGATAAACCGGGTCCTCGTTAAACAGTACACAGGTTCGGGTCGCGTGGTACACCTTGCCCTGCACCGCGACGCCGTCCGGTTTTTGATAAAAGGGGCTGTTTGGATCTTGGTTAAGCAACAGCGAGCCCGACACGTTCAGCGGATCGACGACATTTATATACAGCCCTTCGCTGCCCATCATTGACTGTGACAGCGGCGCATTACTTGCCACATCCGGGATGCCGACAATAATTCCGGCCGCGCCGTAAACCCGCGTTTGCGTCCCGGCGGAGTGTATCGCCTCGTCAAGCCGGAGCCGTTCCCAAGTTTTTACAAACGCTTTTTCTAATCGGTCTTCTATCGGGCCGCCAGTGCCGAGAAACAAACGCCGGGGCTTGCTCATGGCTTCCGATATCGGGCCGGACGCCAGCCGCAGGCCGAGCGGGTGATACAGGAAAATGTTTTTGCAGGTCTGATAGTTGAGACTCGTACCGGGTTCAATGTCCGCGCTTAATAGCTCAGACAGTGCAGAAACCTGTGTGCTGTTAAATGATAATTCCGCCATTTTATATGCCGTCCGGGTTAGGGTTAAGGCCGATGCAAACGCCATAAGTGACAGTGTCGTGTACGTCGTCTGCGCGTTTCGGTGCGTCCGGGTCGCCGAGAACATACGACGTGACCTGCGCGAGCAAGTGGTTTTTAGTTTCCTGTTTAAACGTCGTCACTTTCATATACGCATGATCGGATATTTTAACCTGACCGTTAGCGACCGGACCCGCTGCTAACATTGTACGACCATCCTTGCCTTTTGCAGTCAGTTTTTCAGGAATCGGCACAACCTTCATTCCGTGCGTTTCGCCATGTTGCAGCATCATTGTTCCGCTGCTCTTGTCTTCGATGTATGCGCCAGTGAATCCCATAAGCGCGGAACACCGGGCGGCCAGCACTTCGCCATGAGCCAGCACACCGGGCAACCATTCAGTAAGCATCGACGCGCGGATCTGGACATAATCCCAATCAAGTATAGTCAGTTTATGTGTTTCGGAATATGGGTCAAGCGCAAACCATGTGATCGCTGTCCCGTCATGCTCTTTGCCGTCTTTCATTGCCGAATCGATGACGGCGAATATAGAAAATGTGCCGTTTGGGTACGGTACAGGCTGACCATTCACGAGGAATGCTTCACGCGGCAGAATCGCAGTTCCGCCCCAGTCAATAAACATCGCCTCATATTCCTGCAGCCACACATCCGGAGCAAACTGAGCTTTCATTTCCGTTAATGCTTCGGCTGACAAGTGCGGGTTCAATCTGGTCGGCAAGTGAAACTCAGTAAAGCCAAACTGTTTATCAGTGCAGATCTGGTAAAACCAACTCCGGGCGCTTACGCCCTTCGGCGTCCCGGCAAAGTACGCGCTGCCGTGGCGGTCGGTCAATGTCGGCAAGATCGCTTGCTCGTAGATGTCGCGCAGCCCGTCCCGGACGAGCCCGGCCTCGTCAATAATGACGCGGTCGTAGTTACGCGAGCGCCCGGCGTCCTCGTCTTCCAGGGTCCAGAACTCCAGCGACCCGCCGCCGATGAGAGTGATCAAGCCATCGTTTTTATTGGCCGTGATCTTTAGCGGGCTAAGGGTGCGTAAGCATTCTTTATATGACGGGCTCAATAATTTATATGTCGGCGTGAACCATCCGATTTTTTCGCCCTTAATCGCCCAGTTTTTCGCGGCTTCCTCCAGCAATGTAGTCTTACCAAAGCGACGGCCGGCCCTGAACACATAGCGTCCGCCGCGTGGGGTCGCTGCAATTTCCCGGTAAATTTGCTGTTGTGCCGAGTGGAATTTCTTTAATTTAACTCTGATCTGGGTCATTTTCGATTACCACGCGCACCGTTAAATCTTTGCCGTTTGAATTGCCCTGTGCCGCCCCTGACGATGTCGGCAGACCATGCGCCAGCCGTTCGCCGTCATGCGTGATTCGATACGTTTCGGCAATTATTTTTGCTAATTGCGCTTTCTCTTTGCTCTTCTCTTCGATGGCCTCCCAAAGCAACGGGCGCAATTTTTGCCAGTCTTCCCGGTGCGACTGTATTAAATCGTCTGGCGTTTCCGGAGGCGGCGGCGCGGGCTTGGCTGCGACCACAACACCCGGCGATGGTGCGGCGGTCGGTGCTGTCTCTTTCAAGTCAATCATCTTCATACGCGCGGGCTTCCCGGTCCGCTCGTATGTCTTAAAAGCTGCAACCTTGTCAATCAGCGTACCGGGCAACAAGCGACCGTCTGGAATTGTGCGTAACGCTTCACGCAACTTATTTTCCTTTAATCCGGTTTTTATAATTATCTCGGAAAGCGGCAATTCTAGCGCCCACATCCGAAAAACAGCCACACGAGTAAGCTTTCCAATCTTCATAATTATTACGCCTTTGACATTTAAAACGGTTTCTACTGCTAGTTACCACGACATTTCCGATTTATGTCCGAACATGACCGGATGCCCGGACGGTTTTCGTTCGGACATTTCGTTAAGCCATCGACATACCTTCATTTTTTTCCTTTAAAATCAATAACTTACAAAAATCAATGACCGAAGACCGAACAAAACACCAAAATTCAGTTCCAAACTGCCCCCACTTCCATAATTACATAATTCCCGTTAACGCCCCCAGTAATTACAGCCAGCCCCGCCGCCGCGCCGGGATGCGGTTCGGACACGCGGAAAAAATGTTAATTTGATAGACGTAAACCATTGATTAATAAGGGTTTTCAGCAAGTGGTATTACATGCCCGAACCATGCCCGTACACCTTCGTTCGGACATAAATTTACTGCCCGTCGCAAACTTAACATCACTTTTGCCCCTGCTGTAATTAGTGCGTCTATGGCTTAACGGGTTTTGTCCGGGCATGGCTGGCTTTTTGTCTCATTTCCGCCACGCTCAGAGGGAAACCCGCAAAACCTTGTGATTATTACCCCCGAAAACCCTAAAAAATATAAGTCTTATAACGGTTTCAAAAGCCTTATAAATCAATGACTTACACGATTATGCCCGTACGGACACGTTCGGACACTATTAATTTCGTCTTAATACACTTGTTAAGGTTAAAATTTAACCCTATACTGTTCTGCATATCGTACACCAAGCGGAAGGCTGCAAGTGCGGCCAGTTTCGCCGCTTAAATCAACAGTACGACACAACCAGCGCCACGTCATAGGGAAGAAACCTGTCAAAACATGGCGCATTTTTAAATAAACAGAAAGGGCGAAAGTATGAGGCTGTCAAACAACCGTATTCAGATATACATGGCGCTGCGCGTAATGCCGCACATTACCCCGGCGGAGGCATTGCGGATTGTCAGGGAAATACCGTTTGCAAGATTCGTCATCGATCAGCCGCTTTTTTATGTATCCGCCCGCCCGCTGTCTGACTTATACGGCGTCCCGGCAAAAACTTACGGATCGTACGGGGCGGCCAGAAATAGCGCGGCAGGTCGCAATCTGCCGAACATGCCTGTACGCACCATCACATTGCATGAGCTATTGCAGCGCGCAAAACCCCCGAAAACTGAACAGTATCAGGCTTTTGATACTGTTGGCTTTTTGGGCATTTATCGCACTGTTGACGCTGCATATAAAGCCAATCCCGGCATTAATTTCTATATTCAAAAGGTGATGTTATGAAAACAATTCACGAGTTCTATATTCTGGCGTTTCGTTCCGGTTTAAAAGTTCACTATCGCATTGCAATCGACTATCCGAACCCGTCGGACGAATTGCGAGCCCACTACACGACAGCGGAAAAGGCGACGGACGCGGTATTTAACGCAATCGGAAACGACAGGCGCTTAATGATACGTAAGCAAATTGACGCTGACGGGAGCGCCCACTATTGGCGTTTACCGGACGAAAAGCCGATCACAGCGGGTATCGGCGTGGAACCATCGTGTGAGGGCTACCGCGCACCGTGGCGAGGGTTAGAACCAACCGCCCCCACTGGTAATAAGTCATTCGATGTCTGCCGCATTAGCAGCGAGCGCGGGGAGGCGTTTTGCGTTCTGTTTGATGACGATACGGTTTTGCCGCAGCCGTACGCAACTGTACGGGATGCGGAGCAAGCGGCTACGGCGCATTTGGGAACCAGTTACAAGCAATACATGGTTAAACACTGGAATTTTCGGAACGGCTTTATGAGTTACATATTCACACCATGAAACCCGAACATATCTACTATTTAAAACTGCGGGCGCTCGGCGTCCCGGCAAAACATGCCTGCCGGATGATGCGCGAGGCGCGTAAAGCGCGCGATTATCGCCGGGTGTGGTTTCCCATTCAGGTGCGGGTTGATTTTGACTCGGTCGGTAATCCGTTGCTGCCAAAAGTGTACCAACTATTGCGCGGCCATTCCAGCCCTGTAAATTGCATTCATTTGCGGCTAAACGAATTACAGCCGAGCCCGCGCGCTGTTCGCTGGCTGCCTATCGGCCGGGGTGAAATTCTGGCGCGCCGGACGTTTAAAACGGCAGCCGAGGCATTCCGGCAAACTGACGCGGTCACAGCGAAAAAGGTGATTTTATAAAATAATTTGACAAGGTTATATTTTTAGGTTAGATTCTAACCTATCAACTCACCAAACGGAACAAATTATGAGCAACTTTCCAAAAATTGACGCAGAGTTAAACGACTGGGCGAAAAAAACAAACAAACCGCGTGAACAAATTCTACGGCGGCGATGTTGAGGCTTTTAAAAAAGCAACTTTGATCGGGCTGATGGGTAATCCGAATACTGGTGCGCGCGGCAAACGTTGGGAAAAGAAAGGCAAAGTTCGCTTTTATTTTAATGATCTTGGCGTATGGTTCTGCCCTGAAAAAATGGACATTTTCCCGATTGAACCGGGCGAAGCTGTTGACCGTGATGCGTTCGACACCGCTATCGCCCGCCGTCTGTAAAAAATAATTTGCAACAGGATTAGATTTTTAGGTTAGAATCTAACCTATCAACTTACACAACAGGGGTGACACCATGCAAACAATCGACACTTTGATAGCCGATTTTCAAAATCTGAAAAACAATAAAATTGTTTTTGAATTTGCCCAAAACGAGGCACGTGAAAAAGTCGCCGCAGAAATCCGCGCGCAGTTTGGCGGCGAAACAACCGCAAAAGCCGTTGCACTGCTTGAAGCGCGTTATGCAAACATCGCGGCGCGTGTTGCTGAATATACGGATATCGGCATTCTCGGTTGTGTTGCTGTAAAACATAATCTACTGCCAGCAAATTGCTGATCAAACCAGCCGCCAGCGATGGTGGCGCACTTTCTGGAGCGAAACCATGCACACACAAGTTTCTGAGCAATACCGCAAAACAGGTCAAAGCCTGTACAAACTGACCGCTGACGGTAGCGCATACCGTCATTGCGCAATCGTGCCAAGCCGCTGCAAAACGCTGGCCGCTGCTGTTGAATGGTACGAAGAGCAGCAATATCAAAAACTGTCGGCAGATAGCGTCGATCCTGCAATTTTTGGCCGCTTGGCATGAGTGATTTATCACGCTACCGCCTGACCGGGCAAATTCTGGCGATCCTGACGGAATCCGGCAGCTATAAGAACTGTGCGACCGTCCCGGCGAAGTGTAAAACGCTGTCGGCGGCCGTGGCTTGGTACGAGCGACCACGAACGAAAAATGATCGTTATTACTATGATGTCAAATGCTTGGGGATTAAAACATGAAAGACAAATTTAAGGTCGGCGCGACGGTTTGGGTGGTCGGCCGCAATTTTGACGTGTCTAAACCTGACCGAAACGTTATCGAAACGACCATTACTAAAGTCGGCCGCAAACTAGTACACGTCAAACACCGAAGCGAATCGTTTGATATGGTGACTTTGAAAGACATTTACGGTTTTAGCCGCCTTGTGCTGGATATGAATCAATTTATTCAGGATCGAAAAATAGCAACATCACTGCAATATGGCAATAAGTCGCTTTCGTTGGAAACCCTGCAGCAGATCGCTGATTTGCTGGAGCCCGGCAGCGTGGAGCGTGTCAAATGAGCGCGGTTAGAGCTAAGATCAGCGCGCCCGTAGGGGCTAGCCTGTATTCCGGCGTGCGGTTTTTTCCGACGCTGTTTGACGGTAGCCGCCCTGTTGTGGTCATCAGCGGCCGCCCCGGATCGCTATTAGATCACGCGTTTTGCTGGGCTTTACCGAATAACACACCGCGCGCAATCATATCGCTGTCTCGATGGCTGCGCGGTTTCCGTCCGCCCACACCTGACGCGGTGCTGGTCTTCGTCGATATTTACGCCGGAACCTTGTTTAACATCCGTGAGAAGTTCCGCGCGGAGCCTTGCCATGTTGTCATATTCACGAATGACGACGTTTCTAAAATTGTTTTACCCACATTTAACCCGGAGGCTGTAGAAAATGAAAATCAATGATCTGTTAGACGATGTTATCCGCGCATGCTGTTTGAAAAATGACGCGGCGCTGGCGCGTAAATTGCGCGTCGCCCCGCCAGTCATCAGCAAATTGCGTCACGGTAAGCTAACCCTCGGCGCAACCCTGATAATCAGCATTCACGAAGAAACCGGGATGCCGATTAAAGAGATTAAGGAGTATTTGAAATGAACATTATGATTGATCTTGAAACGCTCGGAACCGGGCACGACGCCGCAATCGTTTCAATTGGTGCGGTATCTTTCAATAAACAGGACATCATTTCGGGCTTTTATGTCACCGTGGACGTATGCGACGCAATAAGGTACGGTGCAGTTTCTGGCGATACGGTCAAATGGTGGATGCAACAAAGCGACGAAGCGCGGAAAGTGTTTAATGATCCAAACGCAATGACGTTGCCGCAAGCGTTGAGTGAGTTTGTGCAATGGTTGGGGTTATTCTGGAATGCTCACGAGTTCAAAATCTGGGGTAATGGTGCGGCTTTTGATAATGTCATTTTGGCGAATGCGTTTGATAAATGCGACTTGTCTACCCCGTGGGAATTCTGGAATGACCGATGCTACAGAACAATCCGCGCGCAATATCCTGACGTTGTCGTCGAACGCGAGGGTACACACCACAATGCGCTAGACGACGCCCGGTATCAGGTGAAAGTGTTGCAGGAAATCATGCGGCAGAAAAATATCGGAGGTCTTTTGTAAAACGCTTGCAACAGGTTAGATTTTTAAGTTAGAATCTAACCTGTTTCCACTTTTAAGGGTTTTGAAATGATCAATCTGACTTTCGCTTTAATGACTTTCGGCGCGGCCATTATTTGCGTTTTTGAACTGGGATGTGACAAGGCGACCGCAAAATTTCTGGGTCATCCTTACCGCAGCCGTTCAACAGTTTACTCCGGCGCATGCGCGGTCGTTCTGGTCTCCCTGTGGCTCGTTTATAACTTATTATGATTCCACTGACCCACATTCGCGCGGCGCTGCGCATAGCGCCATCTTGCGGCGTGTCGGTGCTGCATGACCGCCTGATTTCAATTGACTTGCGACGAGCTATCGCGATTAAACATCCGGAGCCCGTCGCGGCGGAAATCCACATTCCGAACCAGATCGCAAACAGCCTGCGGTTTGATATCGCAAAGATACACCGTGACGCCGACAATGTCCGGTTATTGCTGGTTAGCGGCGATGTGGTCACATACCAGACATGCTTAAACGAATTCGGCTCGGCGTTTTCTAAAAAATGGCGATCTATCGTATTTGCGGCAGATCCGAGCCGGGAGCATGCGCAATACAGCCCGCAAGATGTTATCGGGTTTGTGTATGCTGCGCGTGAACTCGGTTTCAGGCATATGGTTCCACACATCACGCCGAACGGTCCGGAAGGCTTCGGACGGGTATTGTTGCCCGGTTTAAATCAAGTTGTCGGCACCGTGATTCCGTATTCGCATAATTTACCCATACCCTCATGCCCGGAATGGGCGGCCACATAAGGAAATAACATGCTGAAACTTACTCATATCAAAGCCCTGTTGCTGTTTGTACCGTCCGAGCCTGTCGCGGATCGACCGTTTTTGAACGGCCTGACGATTACGGCTGACTACGCGATTGGCGCATCATCGCCGTTTGCTGCGGTTATCCGTGGCGGCATTCCCGGCCTGACCGCGCCGTTATTCGTGCCTGTCGAGCATGCGCGTCTGATCACTGGCGACGTGCTGGCCGCCGCTGTCGATGGTCGGCAAGTAACATTGCTTACGTCAGCCGGAATGATCTGTTATGAAACCGACCCGGTGAAAACTTCAGATATGTCAACATTGCGCTGCGCGTTTCCGACCACGCCGAGCGGTTATTCTGTGCAGTTTAATCCTGATCTGGTGCGGGTGTTTGAAGACGCGGCAGAACTGCTGACAGGTGCGCGCCGCCACATTATGCGCCACGGCGGACAAAGCGCGGCCGCAATCATATCAATCCCGGATTTTCCTGACTTTTTCGGCGCGCTCATGCCGCGCAAAGTGTCGGGCGAATTTCACGCAACCCGGCCGGAGTGGTTTTTATGATTGAACTGACGATTGGTTTATTTGCGGCCGCGTTTGTCTGGGGTACGCAATACGACGCGGATCGGACGCGCTTAACTGGCCGCCCGCACCTGTCACGCCTGACCGTGATTACTGGCGCGCTGTCGCTGGCCACCGTTGCCGTGGGGTTTGCTGTATGAAAACCGCTAACGACTTTTACGACCGGGCGGAACTACTCGGCCGCCTGTGCCTGCGATTGATCCTGTCGCCGCCACGATACACAACACGGCAGACCGCCGACGGTGGCTCAGTGTATCAAGCCAATTTGCGCCGACGTGAGCGCCGCATACATCAGTATCAAAAGGAACGGACCTTATGCAACATGATCGGCGCTCATATGGAATTTTTCGGGACGCTGCACGACGCGCCGCACGTCCCAGCGAAAATGAAACTACTGCATAAAGCCAGATATGAACTTTTATAACGAGATTGACGAATACGCCGCGCAATGGTTGCGCAATTTAATCGCAGCCGGGCACATCGCGCCCGGCGTAGTTGACACCCGAAGCATTACGGAGATTTTCCCAGATGAGCTGCAACAATACACACAATGCCACTTTTTCGCCGGAATCGGCGTCTGGTCATACGCCTTGCGCCTTGCAAAATGGCCAGACAGTCGAAAAGTCTGGACAGGCTCATGTCCGTGTCAACCTTTCAGCGCGGCTGGCGGACGTGGCGGGTTTAATGACGAGCGGCACTTATGGCCGCATTGGCATTGGCTCATCGAACAATGCCGCCCTGATGTTATTTTTGGCGAGCAAGTTGCAAGTGCTGACGGGCTCGGTTGGTTCGATCTTGTACAATCTGACTTGGAAGGCGCGGGTTACGCCTCAGCAGCGTTTGATTTATGCGCTGCGGGCGTCGGTGCGCCGCACATCAGGCAGCGCCTGTATTTCGTGGCCTACTCCAGCGACGCGAGATTACAAGGGCGAATCGGGCGCGGGGCGACAGGAACGGAAAGGGTATCCGGCGGTTCTGACATCTTGGCCGACACCGCAAGCGATAGACGGATCTGGGCAGGGGAGGGCTCCGAGGCTGAAGCCGGACGGCAACAGGGACCCGATGTCGGAGGGGTCATATCGGGCGGATCTGAAAGATGCGGAATGGTTGGTTCTGAGCAAACCGCCTTATTTGGAGTTAGCACCGTGGCCGACACCAGTGAGGAACGACGAGAACAAGAGCCGAACATCAAGACCGCAGGAGTTTTCGGAAAAGGAATACAACAGGAAAAACTCGGGCAGCAGTCTGGCGATATGGGCGCAACATCTTGCAGCGTGGCCGACACCGAATTGCATGGATACAATCGGGAGGCGGTCGGACGAAGCTCTGGCGAGAGCGAAACAGAAAGGGGGCTGCAGCAATCTGAAAGATGTCGCGCCGATGGTGGAGAGCAACACCCCGGCCCGACTAACGGTCACTGGCGATCTGCTGACTGGCTCCTGTGCAGAGATGGAAAGTGGCGGCCAGTTGAACCCGGCACATTCCCGCTGGCTCATGGGGCTCCCGGCAGAGTGGGACGCTTGCGCGCCTACGGTAACTCCATCGTCCCGCAAGTCGCGCAAAGTTTGATATCTGCGTTTTTAGGGTCAGAAAGTGAGCTATAATAATCACGTTCAAATTTTTATTGTGGGGAACTTATGACCATTGACAACACTATCCGAACCGCCGGGCTGAAACCTGCCGAGATTGACAAGCTGCAGCACCTGCGAATCTTGTTTCAATTGCCCGCGCTGGACAACAGCCCGGAAGCGTGGGCGCGATTCGCGGCAAAACTGGTCGATCATTACAACATGACGGAGATTGAAGTTGCCGCCAGTCGCGCCGGGAATGCGTCGAACATGGCGCGAGACATTCAGGTGTCCGTAAATTGCTGCCGTGGCTGGATGAAAGGCTCGGCACAATTGCCACAAAAACGCGCCGCTCAGATCGCCCGGCTGTATGGTGTCAGCGAGCAATTGCTGAAACTCGGAATCTGATTAAACCCGCGCCCGGCTTAGTGCCGGGCTTTTTCCAGCGAAAAAAGTAAGCATGCTAACACCGAAACTGAGGCCGTATCAGGCGCTTTACATACAAGATATTTTTCAAAGCTGGCAAAGCGGGCAGCGCGACGTTTTAGCGGTTTGTGCGACTGGCGGCGGTAAGACCGTGATTCTGTCGGAAGTCGTCCGGCTAATTTTAACTACGGCGTGGAACGGGCAAGTGCTGGTGCAGGTTCACAGAAAGGAACTGATCGGCCAGATATCTGTCGCACTGGCAAAGTTTGGCATTGTTCACCACGTCATCGGCGGCAAAAAAGTTGCCGCGCTGCACATGCGCAAATTAAAACGGGTCTTTCTGAGCCCGGCCGCGCGAGTCATTGTTGCCGGAGTCGATACGCTTGTAAATTACCCGGAAAATGATTCTTTATTTCAGCAAACCCGGTACTTTATCACTGACGAAGCGCATCACGTCCTGCGCGCGAACAAATGGGGAAAAGTGCGCGAGCGTTGCATTAACTCCTTCGGGCTGGGTGTGACGGCCACGCCATGCCGGGCAGACCGAAAAGGGCTCGGCCGGGCTGCAGATGGCTTTTTTGACGTACTGATCGAACGCATCACACAGCGACAATTGATCGACAGTGGATACCTGACGCCTTACGTGATTTACGCTCCGAAAACTGATGTTGATTTGACCGATGTAAAAATCGGTGAATCTGGCGAATACGTCCATTCGCAGTTAAAAGACGCGGTCAGTAAATCGCATTTGGTCGGCGACGCTGTCACGCATTACAACAAATACGCACCGGGCAAAAAGGGTATTGTGTTTGCGGTCGATGTGGACGAAGCGCGCAAAATAACCGAGGCTTTTGTAGCCGCTGGCATTCCGGCCTGCATGGTGCATGCGAAGACCCCGGAGGAAGACCGCGACCACATTCTAAGGCGGTTTGAAGCCGGAGATTTACGCATTCTGGTTAATGTGGATCTGTTCGGCGAGGGTTTCGATATACCATCCGTCGATGTGGTCATTATGTGCCGCCCGACAGCATCCTTTCCTTTATTTGGTCAGCAGTTTGGCCGTCCTTTACGCCTGAATATTGATGATTCGTATTATGCAACTTACGACGATCTGACAGACGCCGAGCGCCGCGCAATTATTGCTGCCAGTCGGAAACCTTACGCGGTCATTATTGATCTTGTCGGAAACGTTTTGCGCCACTTGCCGCCCGATATGCCGCGTGTCTGGTCGCTTATGGGTACTGTTCGCGGAAAAGCGCCCGGCGAAGCGTTGGAAGCTCGGCCCCAGCGTGTCTGCCTGTCGTGCACCCAGCCTTACGACCGATATAAAAGCGTCTGCCCGCACTGCGGCGCGATCACACCGCCCCCGGCTGGTCGTTCGACTATTGAAGCGGTCGAGGGCGATCTGCAAGCGATTGACCCGGCCGTATGGGAAGCGATTTATAAAAAGTGGCAACACCATAAGGAAACGCCAAACCCGCCGCATAACGCTGACGCTGTTGTCGTCCGTAGTGTTCGCGCGCGTCATCACGAAAAGATGCAAGCGCATGCGGAATTGGAGCGACTTATTCAGGTTTACGGCGCTATATACGTACAGCGCGGCGATAGTGTGACCGAGGCGCAACGTCGTTTCTGGCATCAGTTTAAAGTCGATTGGATGAGCGCATTGACCATGTCACGCGCGGAAATGGCGGAACTGTCGGAAAAGATCAGAAATTTTATTGCACAGTTAGGTTTTTCAGTTTAATATTTAACCTAGTTTTAGCCCTAACACCAAAAAGGAGGTTTTACGTATGAAGCCGTTTAACTTACAGCAAGCCCTTGCGGGCGCGCCTGTCGTCACTCGCGACGGTCGTAAAGTTGAGGAATTGCATTATTTTAAAAATGTCACGAAAGGTGATTTTCCTATCGTGGGTGTAATCGACGGAAGACTTGAGTCTTTTACTGAATCTGGCAATTTTAACGTGTCGAATATTAGCGAAAGTGATTTATTTATGGCTCCGGTCAAAGTAAAAATGCTCGCTCAAATGTACTTTGATCAAACAGGGCGAGTTCACCCGCATGTTTGGCGCGCGGATCAGTCAAACCAGTTTTCACCTGAAACGCGCATGCTTGGTGAGCCTGTTGAATACGAGGTCGAAGAATGAAGCCGTTTCAATTAGAAGCCGCCGAAGCGGGCGCGCCTGTCGGTTATAGCTTGCATGGTCAAGTTTGCCCGGTTTCAGAACTGAGCATTTTTAGCACGTCTGGCCGTCGTACTGTCGCTTTTACTTGCCCGAACGTACACGGTGTTTTGCTCGCAGATAAAGTGACTGGCGAGGAATCGAACGGTTCAAAGCTGGTCATGCTGCCAGTGTTTAAAACATATGCGGGCGAGGATGTTTATATCGGCGATAAGGTGTTTGGTCGTGACGATGACAGCGACATGCACGAAGTATTAGAAATCAATTTTGAAAACTGGCGGGACATTAAGGAGTGTGCCGAAAAAGGATTGGTTTTGTGCCTGTGTCAGTCGAAAAAGTATCATGTGATTTTGTTTCCCGGACATGCCGAGCCGACCGTTATTCATAAGAACGAGCCAGTACCCGAAAACACCATATTTTTATGCGAGGTAGAAATATGAAGCCACGCTTAAGACCACTGCAGGGCGGATTGTGGCGGGCGCGCAGCACTTGCGGCAAATTTGAAATTGTCACAAATGCGCCGGGCTCCGCATATGTCGGCCTGATGCAGATTATCAGAGCGCATCGCATTCGGATCGGATACTTATGACACAGCCACGACAAGCGGGTAAAAGCTGGCTACACCAAGTGTATTCTGTAATTCGTAGCCGTGAGCATTTGCGGGCATTCCGGCAAGGTTTGCACAACACGGCGGACGGGCGAATCGAGCGTTTAAAAGGTCGCCGCAAGCTGCGTCGTGATGACTTGCTATTTGTTGACGCATATCTTGATGCTGCACGAATGAACATGCTTGTTCAGTTGCGCCGCCAGATTAAGGCCGATCGAATGATTTTTGACGAAGCGGGGGATTTATGAAAAATATAAAAATGCTGGCGCTGATGGCAATGTCACTGGCTGGCAGCAGTCTTGGTGGTGCATTTAATTGGCGGTCACAATCGCAGATTTCCGGCAGATTCCGCAATTTACCAAAACAGCACCGCCGCTTGCGTGAACAGATCCGCGCCACACGGCAAGGATTGCACAATACAACAGACGGCCGAATCGAACGCTTGCGCGGAATTACTGTAATTCGTGGAAAAACGGGCGAGTTTTGCGCAATTCCTCGCGATGTGTGGTTTTACTCACACAACAATTACGGTTTTGGCGACACTCGCGCCGAAGCTATCGCAAATTTAAATAACACATTCTTACATCCGGAGATTAAACCGTGAAACTCAATAACAACTTACGAAACAAAATTGTAAATTATTTGGTCGCTAAAACTTTTGACGACCAGAATCAAGCCCTCGCGAAACTTCGCGCGGAATTTTTGCATCGTTTGGTGGTCGGCAAATTGCCGGAAGGTTTCCGCGAAGCGACCGCGAATTTGCCTGAAAAATGGTTTGTTAAAGTTGAATATGCTCAAATTGGAATTGAGTCAAAAAGCGGCAGCGTTAAGCGAGTCAGTTTGCCAGAACGCAATCATTATTATCTGTTAAGCAAAAGCGTTTTAGCGCCGCGCAATGTTGCGGAAAATGATCATTTGGTTGTATGGCTTAACGAGGATAGCCCGGAAGCCGACGAAGCCTTAAAACTGCAGCAAAAATTTATGTCTCTTTTGCAGGAAGAAACAAAAGCGCGAAGCGATCTGAATTCGCTTTTAAATAGTTGCACGACTTATAAAAAATTTCAGGACATCGCACCAGAACTCGCAGGCATTATTCCGAAAACCATCATCGATGTGCCGAAAACCCCCGCACCTGTTCCGGCGGTTATCGTCGGCCCGCTTATTGAATCGCTGATTAAATCCGGGCTGAAAATTGATTGATCTTGATGTTTTGATGATGCCGTCTCTGTGGCTATCTGCGGGTGCGGCGATCACGGTACTTTATTTCATATTTAAGGATGACTGACTATGCCTAAAATTTCAGAATTGCTTGCAAAGCTGCGCAAGGTTGATCCAGAAACTACAAACGCGCTCGAAACTGAAATGTCGATGTGCCATTTGCCACATCACGTCATGATGCAATTGCGCGACGCTTCGCAAAGTCTCGCACAGGGCGACGAGTGGAAAAACCGCGACGCTGTTAATGCGGCTATCTCGGCACAGGAACGTTTAAAACAATGAGTATCTTGTTTCAATGGGCGGCCGACTGGGGCATTAGCGCGGCCGCGCTGGACGATCTGACCGCCCGGCTGGTGTATGAAGCGGAAACGGTCGCCGGAGCCCCGAAAACGTCCGAAGGCTATGAGCAAGCGGAAATCAGGAAAGAATGTGCCGGGAAAAACATTTTGCTGTGGCGAAACAACGTCGGTGCGCTGGTGGATGCTCGCGGCAGAACAATCCGCTTCGGGTTGTGCAACGAGAGCAAAAAGCTGAATGAAAAATTTAAGTCTAGTGATTTGATCGGTGTTAGGTGTAACATTATTACCCCCGACATGGTCGGGCAAAAGATCGGCCAGTTTATCTGCCGCGAGGTTAAAAAATCAGGTTGGAAATTTAATCCGGCAGATCCGCACACAATGGCACAGACAAATTTTTTATTACTGGTCGCGGCGCATGGTGGTGACGCGCGGTTTGCGACAGGCAATGGCTCATTATGAAAAAATCAGAACGGAAAAAGCGATTGCTGCAAGTGGCGCTCAGTTTGTACGAGAGCGGCGGCGCTGAAAATACCACATTGTCGAGCGTGGCGCGCGCCGATGGCGTATCTCAAGCGTTGGTGGTGAAGCATTTCAAAACACGGGAAAATCTGATTTCGTCGGTTATGCGCGAAGCTGTTAAACGCGAAAATCACAAAGTCATTTTAGCCGGATATCTGGTCGGTCATCCGGTCGCAAAATCCGCCCCCGTTTCTGTTTTGGAAGCCGCCCGCCATGCTGTTTTTTAAAACCCCGGCTTTTGCCAAGCTGTACGAGTACCCGCAGTTTATTACTTACGTACTTCGCCCCGGTGTAAAGCCGGGCAAAATGGACAAGATACCCGCATGCGGTAAAACTGGCGTGATTGGCGTAAACCCGCTTGATCCGTCTGTATGGGCTGATGTGGATACGGCGGCGGCGACCGCGTCCCGGATCGGTGGCGGCGTCGGGTTTGTGTTCACAGAAAAAGACCCTTTCTTTTTTCTGGACATTGACGGATGCGTTACTAAGGACGGAACCGACTGGACCGCCGAAGCTAAATACTTTTTGCAATTGTTCAGCGGTGCGGCGGTCGAAGTCAGCAGCAGCCGCCGAGGGCTGCATATATTCGGCACTGGTGACTGTCCGCCGCATGCGTGTAAATATGCTCCGCTTGGTTTGGAGTTGTACACGTCCGGACGTTTTGCGGCGCTGACTGGTGCGCAGGCAAGCGGCGACATATCGAAAGATTGCAGCCAGATTCTGCCGTTACTGGTCAATACATACTTTCAATTGAAAGGCGCGGACAGCGCGGCTGCTGACTGGACAGAATCGCCAGTCACTGAGTGGCGCGGGCCGTCTGACGACGAGCAATTGCTGACGCGGGCAATGCGATCCGTCAGCATGAAAGCCGCTGCAGGCGTGGGTGCGTCGTTTGCGGATCTGTTCACAAAAAACGTTTCCATATTGTCGAGCGCGTACCCGGCCGATGATCGACCGTTTGATGAATCAAGCGCGGACGCGGCGCTGGCGCAGCATTTGGCATTCTGGACAGGGAAAGACTGCGCGCGCATTCTCAGACTGATGCAGAAGTCGGAATTGCGCCGGGACAAGTGGGAGCGTGATGACTACATGCGCCGGACGATCCTGAATGCGTGCTCAATGGCGCGCGACGTGCTGCAGGATCGCGCGGCTGAATCGCCGTCAGAACTGCCGCCAGCGTCTGCAGAATCGCCGAAAATCCAGCGTTTGGAACGTCAAAACAAATTTCTCACTGTTGACGAGCAAGCGGCATTGTTCGCCGGGTGCGTGTACGTGGCCGACCGCCATAAAATCATGGTCCCGGGCGGCGAGGAATATTCAGCCGAGCAATTTAACGTGCTTTTCGGCGGGCGGTCATTTCTTACCGACGAATTAGAAAGTAAAGTTTCGTTTGATGCGTTTAAAGCATTCACACAAAACACACATTACCGCCCGCCGATGGCGATGCGCTCAACATTCGACCCGCGCCAGCCTCCCGGCGCAATTATCGGTAACGAAGTGAACAGTTATTACCCGGTGCAAATTGAACGCAAACAGGGCGACACGACGCCATTTTTTAAATATTTTGAGATGCTATTACCAAGTGCGCGAGACAGGCAGATTTTGCTTTGCTACATGGCCGCGCTCGTTCAATTCCCCGGCGTCAAATTCAAATGGGCCCCGTTTATTCAGGGTGTCGAGGGTAACGGTAAATCATTTTTGCTTCAAGTGATGTTGCATGCTGTCGGGCGCGAGTATTCGCATTTTCTGCGCGCGAAAGGTGCGACGGCAAATTTCAATAGTTGGCGCTATCGAAAAATATTTGTCGGTATTGATGATCTGTACATCAGCGACGATTTAAAAGACCTGATGGAAGATATAAAAGAAATGGTCACAAACCCGCTGCAGGAAATCGAATCGAAGGGGCGCGATAAGATCATGCGTGCGGTATGTTTTAATCTGATGATCTGCAGCAATCATAAGAACGCAATTAAGAAACATGAGAGTGAGCGCCGGGTCGCGATGTTCTACACCGCGCAGCAGAAAAAGGGCGATCTGATTACGTCCGGGATTGGTGACTATGTCCACAAGACCCTGTATCCGTGGGCGGAATCTGGCGGGTATGCGATCCTCGCCGAATTGCTGCATACGTACCCGATACCGGACGAATATAACCCGGCACTAGGTGGCGTTGCCCCTGATACGTCCAGCCTCGCGGAAGCCCTGACGGTATCGCGCGGCAATCTGGAAGACGCATTTATCGAAGCGGTCGAGTCGGCCACGGTTCCCGGATTTATGGGCGGCTGGGTTAGTTCGCTGGCGTTTGATCGCTGGCTTGCTTCTAAGCATTCCGAGCGAATTGTACCGATGAACCGCCGCCGCGAATTTTTGGAAAGTTGTGGTTACATTCTGCACCCGGCGCTGTCCGACGGCAGAACGTCGCGGATTGTTTCGCCTGACGGTGGACGCCCGCGCCTGTACGTCAAAAAGGGTCATAGCAATCTGACGTTAGGCAATCCGTCAGACATTGTGAATGCTTACGAGAAGTCACAAAGTTTACTTGACGTGTCTTACTTGTTGGGTTAGGATGTTAGCTAAATAGGTGAACCCGACCGCCTTAAATTGTCGGTTTTTGATTAATGAGGATTTAAAAAGTGATTACTCTGCAGATTTCCGATGTCAATAACTTGACACCATTGGAGCGCGCGATTGTGGCGCTGATTTCCGGCCAGCAACCACAAAAACGAATTGATGCTGCCGACCGTCCTGATGCTGGCCGCAACGTGTCTCAGGTATCTGTCGCGCAGCCGAAAGCGGGCGACGATCTGGCGTCTATCGTGGGTGATCTGGGCGATATTACTGCGGCCGCACCTGTGACCACGGCGGACACGCCGACACCTGCGGCAGAAACAACATTGCCCGCTGTAGACCGTGGCGGTTTGCCGTGGGATTCGCGCATTCACAGTACCCCGGCAAAATTGAAAGATGACGGTTACTGGCGCGCGCGCCGTGGTCTCGACGAAGCGACCCGCGTAAAGGTTGAGGCGGAATTACGTCAGAATATGGCCGCACCTGTAGCACCAGCACCAGCACCAGCACCTGTAGCACCAGCACCTGTAGCACCAGCACCTGTAGCACCAGCACCTGTAGCACCAGCACCTGTAGCACCAGCACCTGTAGCACCAGCACCAGCACCTGTAGCACCAGCACCAGCACCAGCACCAGCACCAGCGCCAGCACCAGCGCCAGCACCAGCACCAGCACCAGCGCCAGCACCAGCGCCGGGCCAAGATCGTCGCCACCCTCGGCCCGGCCACCGACAGCGCCGAAATGATCAAGGCCCTGATGGTCGCCGGGGTCGACGTGTTCCGCCTCAACTTCAGCCATGGGGAGCACCCGGACCACGCGCTTCGGGTGGAGCGTATCCGCGCCGCCGAGGCCAAGCTCGGCCGGCCGGTGGCGATCATGGCCGACGTGCAGGGCCCCAAGCTGCGCATCGGCAAGTTCAGCGGCGGCGCCGTGCACCTGGCCGCGGGCCAGAGCTTCCAGCTCGACATGAGCCCCACCCCCGGCGACGTGCGCCGGGTCCAGCTGCCCCACCCCGAGATCATGGCCGCCGCCGGCCCCGGCACGGTGCTGCTGCTCGACGACGGCAAGATCCGGCTCGAGGTGGTGCGCAAGCACGGCGAGCAGCTGGAGACCCGCATCGTCACCGGCGGGCGCCTGTCGGACCGCAAGGGCGTCAACGTGCCCAGCGTCGCCCTGCCGATCCCCGCCCTCACCGTCAAGGACCGCGCCGACCTGGCCTTCGCCCTCGACCAGGGGGTGGAGTACCTGGCCCTGTCGTTCGTGCAGCGGCCGGAGGACGTGATCGAGGCGCGCGAACTGACGAAGGGCCGGGCCCTGATCCTGACCAAGGTGGAAAAGCCCCAGGCCCTGGCCCAGCTGGAGGAGATCGTCTCCCTGTCGGACGCGGTCATGGTG